TAAGGACGCTGAATTATTCGAGGTATCAGTTGTATCTGTACCCTGTAATCAGTCAGCTACTTTTTCGCTCGCGAAGTCTTTCGACTCAGATGCTGAGTACGAAGAATTCAAAAAAACTTTCACAAATCGTGTAGATCTAGCAGGTCAGTCTCTGGCTAAGGATGAAGTTATTACTTCGGGAATAGCTAGTGACACACCTCAAAGCGCGGAGAAATCCGTAGATCAGGAGATCAAGATGGATAATCAAAACATCGACTTGGAAGCTTTTGCAAAGAAGGTAGCTGAAGACACAGCTGCTAAGATTGCTATGAAGCAAGCCGAGCAAAAAGCAGCTGAGCAAGCAGAAGTAGAAAAAGCAGCTGAACAGGCTTCATTTATTGAAGCACAAGAAATCAAAGTTAAGACTGGTATCCAGTCTGGCGTTGAATCACTAATGAGCGACTTCGAAGCTAAGCTGACTGAAAAAGACGCTAAGATGGACGAGGTACTTGCTTCATTCAAAACCGAACTAGAAGAGAAGTCTTCTGAAATCGAAGCTATGCGTAACAGCAAGCGTACTTTCGGTGACCGTTCTGAGAAAGGCGATATCACTAAGTGGGGCAAAGACTTCATGCACGCTTCATTGCTTGGTACTATGACTGGCAAAGGCATGAACACTGACTTCGCTCAGGGTATCATGGAAAAAGCTGGTATTGACTATGCAACTAACGCTGGCGACATCGATCAAGAAGTTGCTCGTCAAATCGAAAAAGAAGTTACTCTAAACTTGCGTACAGCTGGTCTGTTCCGTGAGATTCAGGTGAATGGTGCTGCTACTGTAATGCCAATCCAGCCTGACGTAGAGGCCGCTACTTTCCAAACTGGTGCAGCTGCAGCAGGTAACTTGGAAAACCGTGGTGCTTCAGACAACACTTACAAGCCTTCACAAGTAATCTTGAACGCTTATCGTTTGATCAGCCAGACTTTCATGGACAACAACGTAGATGAGCAAGTTCTCATCAACTTGATGCCTATGCTTGTTGACTCAGTAGCACGTGCTCACGCTCGCGCTGTTGATAACGCTATCATCAATGGTTCTGGTTCTATCACTGGTCTTGACGGCTATGCCGCAGCTAGCGGTTCTAGCATTGACCTTGATGGCGCTTCAATCGCTTCAGGTAACTCAGCTACATTGACTGCAGCTGGCCTCCTTACTGCTCGTAAAGCTATGGGTAAGTATGGTGTTAACCCTGCTGATGTTGCATACATCGTATCACAAGCTCGTTACTTCGAACTCATCGAAGATGCAGGCTTCCAGGATGTAACTGACGTTGGTTCTGACATGGCGACTAAGATCACTGGTCAAATCGGTTCTGTATTCGGTTCACCTGTAATCGTATCTGACAGCTTCGCTACTGAAGGTGCTGGTGTACCTGTAGCCTTCGCTGTTAACGCTCGTAACTATGTTATCCCACGTCTACGTGGCGTAACTGTTGAGACTGACTATGAAGTTGGTAATCAGCGCAACGTAGTAGTTGCTTCACAAGCCCTAGGCTTTGAAGAGCTAGTAGCCGGTGCAACTGGTAACGAACCTGTAGTTAAGATTGACTGCGTAGCTTAATTTAAAAGCAAAACGAGAGGGGAGTTCGCTCCCCTTAAGTTTTTAGTAATGGACTTATGGCAAATTTAATCACATTAGATGAATATAAAGTCTCTGAAAACATTCAGAGCACAAAGGAAGATGCTCGCATCAATTCTTTAATTACTGCCGTAAGTCAATTAGTGAAAACTTACTGCGGAACAACCATTGTAGATCACTACTCTAGCGACAAAGCAGAAGAGTTTAGTATAAACTGGTCTACAAATTTGGTACAACTTACAGAAAGTCCTTTTGTAAGTATTACTTCCGTACAAGAACGAGAAGACTTCAGTAAAGCATATACTACTGTTGCTTCCACAGAATACTATGTAGATGGTTCTACTGATAGTGTGTATAGAGTGAATACTGATGGCACTAGAAAGAACTGGCCTACAGGCCCAGGCGCTGTAAAGATTACCTATAAAGCAGGGTACACAGAGTGTCCTAAAGATTTACAACTAGCAGTTATTGATTTGATTACCTACTATGCAAAAGACGAGCACAAAGCTCGTCAAACCATAGCAGGTGCAAGCATCCAGAATAATGCTTCTTCAAGTCAGAGAAACAATGTAGCGTTTCCTGATCATATCAAGCGTGTTCTAGACCTGTATAAGAACTTTTAATGAGTAAAAATTCCCTAACAAAGAACTTTGACAAGCCTTTGTTAAAAAAGCTAGATTCAGAAGCTCGGAAAGCAGTAGAACGACAAAGAGGTCAACTACTTATTTTAGCAGATACAAGTGAACTAAAAAAGGCGATAGAACTCGCAGTTCCTGGACTTGTTGTTTCGCCTTCGGATTTAAACGCAGCACTTAAAGTAGGACAAAAAAGAGCCTTAGGGTTTCATGAAAGGTTTAAGAACAAGAATACTAGAAGATATAATGCAATTGTATCAAAGTTGCCCAGCATTGGACTGCCTTTTAAACAAGGAGAGACAATGTTTATAGTAAGCAGTTTTTCTTACTCTATTACTCAAATTAAAAAGGCAATGTTAAATGAGTTAGAAAGACGGGGTGTAATTAGCGAAAAAGGAAAACAAGAAGTTTCTAAAACTCTACATAAGGGGCACGGTGCAAAAGGTACAGCTGTATCACAAGTAGAAATAGCTAAGTCCGTATCAGCATTAGATGAAACTTCAAAGAAACTCTTACTACATAATCTAGAAGAAGCTTCATCAAGAGCAGATATAAAAACAAAAAATCAATATAGAGAAATTATTAAGCTTGTTACTAATTCTAGACAAATTGTTACAAAAGCAGGAAAACTTACAGCAGACTATGTTTCTATAATTTCGTTTCAAACCTCTGAAGGTAATATTGAGGACTCGGCACACGAAAAAGCGTTAAAAGCAGTATACAGGAATTTCATCAAACAAATAACTCCTGATTTAGCAGACATGGAAGGCTCTAGCTCTCTTAAACAGAAAGCAGAGAAAATGGTAGTTGATAAGTTCAGAGGTGTAAAAAACACAAAAGTAACAGGCAAGTCAAAGTCTTATAAGTCAAAAACTAAAAGCAAAACAGGAACAAAAAATAAAACCGCAAGTGCAAGCGCGGTAGTAGCAAAAAGTAAGTATAGAAAAGGAAGAAAAACAAAAGCAACCTCTGGAGTTTCTTCTCATCCTTTTCAATTAATAGGACTTATAAATAAAGAACTACCGAATACTGTAAGAAAGAATATGAGAGAGCCTGCACTTGTAAATAGAACAGGACGATTTGCAGAAAGCGTACAAGTTACCGACATTGTACAAACACCAAAAGGTTTTCCTAGTATAGGCTATACTTATCAACGGAATCCTTATCAAGTATTTGAAGAAGGTAGCTCAGGAAACTGGGCAAATGGAAATAGAGATCCACGAGATCTAATTGACAAATCTATTCGAGAAATCGCAGCACAGTTTGCAATCGGAAGATTCTATACCAGGAGAGTATAATGAGCAGAGCATATACAACACGACGTTTAGGCATTGTAAATGCTATTGTTGAAAAGCTCAAGGATATAAACGGGGCAGGCACATTTTTAAGTGATTTAAATGAAAATGTTTCTCCTCGATTAAAATTTTGGGATGAAGTGGAGGAGTTTCCTGCAGTTCACCTAAATGCTGGCTCTGAGACAAGAGAGTATCAGGGTGCAGGTTATAAAGACAGATTTCTTTCTATTACATTAAGATGCTACGTCCAGTCGGAAGACTCAGTAGAAGCACTAGATGAGTTGATGGAAGACGTAGAAACTGTATTGGAAGACAACTCTCGATTAGCATATTTAGATCGCACAGGTGCGACTCAATATACACAACAAATCACAATCGTTAGTATTGATACTGATGAAGGTGTACTTGAACCCTTAGGCGTTGGTGAAATGCTGATAGAGGTTCGATACTAGAAAATGCAGGCACGAGCAAACGTTCACGTCCTAGCCTTTTCAAGATAACATAGGAGATTAACTATGGCTGATACATTATTTTTTAGCAGAGACACCAAAGTCTACGTTGCACCTTTGAACGCCTCAGGTGCAGAAGTAGCCGGTGCAATTTGGGAGATTCCAGTTTTGGATGGTTTCTCTTTTTCACAAGCAACAAACAGTTCAGAGATTACTTTGAACGAAATGGAAGCATCAGGTGGCGGAAGCCGTCGTGGTCGCAAGATGTTTAACGACTCTTATGCTCCTGCAGAGTGGAGTTTTTCTACTTATGCACGACCTTTCAAAACAGCAGGAAGCTACGCTGCCGGTGGAGCAGACAACTTAACAGGCAACGATCACGCAGTAGAAGAATGCCTCTGGGCTATGATGGTTGGTAACGCAGGTGCCGGATATACCGTACCTAGTGCTAGTCAAGTATCTGCTTGGGCTCAAGGTCTGACTCAGACTGCTGAATCAGGTGGCGTTCCAAAGCATTTAGCTATTGATTTTAATGACTCTAACACTTCTACTTTAGGTACTGCAAACATTTACTTTGTACTGGGTAAAACAGGTGAAACTGCAACTACCTACAAGATTGCAAATTGCTGCATGAACGAAGCGTCTATGGACTTTGATATTGACGGCATCGCTACTATTGCATGGTCTGGAATGGGCACTATTATTACTGAAGCATCTGCTCCGACTGCAACCCGTTATGAAGCTATTGGTTCTACTACTAACTTTATTCGTAATCGTCTTACTCAACTTGTTATGACTACTGCTGACGATCACTTGTTAGCAAGTGGCGACAGTGCTGATGGCGATTCAGATGCAGAAACTTATAATCTAACTCTGACCGGTGGTAATATTACTATTTCTAATAACATGACGTTCTTAACTCCCGAGACTCTCGGTGTAGTTAATCAGCCTTTGGGCCATGTAACTGGAACTCGTACTGTTGGCGGAAGCTTTACTTGCTACTTAAACTCAGCTACTGATTCTAGCATGGATCTGTTTGAGCGTATCATTGAAGATAGCGATACTATTACAAATAAGTTTGACTTAAGCTTTAAGGTCGGAGGTTCTACCTCTACTCCTCGTATTGAATTCGATATGGCAGCTTGTCACTTAGAAGTACCAACACACTCAATCGATGATGTAATCTCTTTAGAAGTGAATTTCCATGCTCTAGGCACGGATATCAGTTCTACTGATGAACTTGCAATCAAGTATGTAGGTGCGTAAAAAAAGTTCTTGACATAGGAGGTCATTTCGACTATACTATGAAATAGAAAAAGTTAGAAGGGGCTCTTTTTCGAGCCCCTTTTATTATCCGGAGAAAAATGGCTACTTATAATATACTAAAACAGGCGGAGGTCTACCTTGTCTTCAATAGTTCAAGGTATAGACTAGACGTTACCTCAGACCTAAGTTTTAGCCAAACTTTTACGGATAAGACGTATCCTCAAAAGACGTTGCATGATCAAAGCAAAATGCACGATGCTTCTAGCATAACAAAAGCTAATGCTGCTAATTTTGAGTTTACAGTACCAGCTCTTACAGAAAGTGACTTAGATGTAGTTTTTAATCTTTTAGTAGATTATAAGTCGGGTACAAATACATTAAATACTTTTGATTTGTACATAAAACTACCAAATGATGTTTACAAACTGGAAACTTGTGTTATAACAAATGGGACATTCTTAATTGAGAAATTAGAGAACCTCAAGTTGACACTAGCCGGAGAAGCATCAAAGCTAACACGAGGAGCAACTTTACCTACTGCGAGTACAAACCCTGCAGTTACAGTTGTTAACCGTTCAGCAAATCGTACGCATCAGCGTATGGATTATTTATCGGTATCCGTAGACTCCACTTCTCTCACGGAAGGGATCTACGAAGTTTCGGTGGAGCTACAGAATGACATAGAGTGGACTCCCTATGAAACTGTCAACAACGCATTGAATGTGACAAATGCTGCCACGTCAATGTATCCCTCTAGTTTCACACTAAAGAAACGAATTCTTTCAGGTTCTATTGGACAGTACGTACTTAGCAACTTTAATAGTGATACTCAACAGTGGAAAATTGGAGTTCCAATCGTAATTAAAGCAGGAGAAAGTGCAACACAAGGTTTTCAGTTTAACTTAACAAACTGTAGCTTTACAAATAGAAACAAAGTTGCAGATGTTTTTACTCAAGCATATGACTGGAAGATGAATGATAACCCTGCCGATCTTGGCACTAAAATTAAACTTAACAACATATAAGGAACAATGATGGACTTAAAAAAATTAATGGTTGATACCAAAGCAGTTTGGATTGACTTTCCTGGCTTGAAGGGCTTTGAAGTAGAAATAGCAAATCTTTCACGAAAAGAACTAACAGGCCTACGTAAGAAATGTACTACTACTAAGTTTGATCGTAAAACACGTCAAGCAGTAGAAGAACTAGATGAGGAGAAGTTTATTACTGAATTCTCTCGTGCTGTAATTAAAAACTGGAAAGGTTTAACCCTGGCCCACCTTGAAACACTACTACTTGTAGATATATCTGAGCAAGACCCTAAGAAAGAACTCGAATTCAGCGAGGACAACGCAGAAACTTTAGTCTCCTCTTCCACCGAATTTGATACGTGGCTTAACGAGGTAGTCTTTGATCTTGATAACTTTCGTACAGGATCAAAAGACTCAGTTACTAAGCCGACTGGAAAAGTACTTCAAGAACAGTGAGTCAAAGATGACGCGAGAGCGTTATTTTAAGATGTGTGAACAATTAGGTCAAGAGCCTAACCCAGAGGAAATACCTCCCGATATAGAGGATTTTCCAAATATAGCAGTACAGGCAATGAGTACTTTTAGTAGCTTAGGGGATAGAATTTTTCCAGATATAGGATATCTAGGAAAAGACTTCACAACACTACCTTACTACATAGAAATGTATGATATACAAGATACTGAATTATTCTTAGAAATACTGACTTATTTAGAGTCAAGGGCTATCAAAGCCTCTCAAGAGCAACTTAAAAGAGAGAGGGAGAAGCTAAAGAGAAAGAAATAGTGGCAGACACAATAACGGTCAAGTTTAAAGTCATGGAAGACGGCAGCTTAAAAGCTGTTGGAAAAGATGCTGATAAAGCTTCTGCCGCTCTCGATAAAGCTGGAAGATCTGGTGACAAATACCAAAAAGTACAAAAAGGTATTGCCCAAACCGGTTTAAGTAGTGGTAAAAGCTTTTCAAAAATGGCGGGCAGTATTCAAAGTGGTCTTGTTCCTGCCTATGCAACTCTTGCTGCCCATGTTTTTGCCGTAACTGCCGCTTTTGGAGTTCTTTCAAGAGCGCAAGCTGTACGACAGCTAAATGAAGGCTTACTGTTTACAGGTAGAGCCGCAGGCGATAATCTTACTATCGTAACAAAAAATCTAAAAGAAATCACAGAAAATGCAATTTCCAGTGCCGATGCTATGAGGGCATTGGCTGTTGGTGTGTCCGCAGGTTTTAGTGAATCTCAAATGGAAGGATTAACTAGAGTAGCGAAAGGAGCTTCTCTAGCTCTGGGCAGAGACATGACAGATGCGTTAGATAGGCTTGTAAGAGGTGCAGCAAAGCTGGAGCCTGAAATTCTAGATGAATTAGGTATTATGGTTCGTCTTGATGATGCCACAGAAAAGTACGCAGCTAGTTTAGGTGTAGCTGCTAGTGAGCTGACTCAGTTTGAAAGAAGAATGGCATTTACAAATGAAATTATCGACCAGGGCCAAACTAAATTTGGAGCCTTATCACAAGCTGTTGAAAGTAACCCCTTTAATCAGTTAGCTGCTACTTTTGACAATCTTGTTAAAAGTGGTATGAATCTTTTAAACACGGTATTTGGCCCCATCGCAGGATTCTTAGCAGGTAGCACAACAGCACTTGTAGCAGCAGTGGGCGCTTTAGGTACTGGTGTAGTAACTATGATGATTCCCGCACTTACTGAAGGAGGAAGAGCTGCTAGAGAATATGCGAATGAAATGGCAGATGCCGCTAAACAGTCTATTGCAGGTACAAAAGCAGTAAAGGGTTCTCCAAAAGTTTTCACTGATTTATCCAAAAAAATAGCCTCTGGAACAGCTTCTACAAAAGATTTTAAAGATGCAACAGGTAGCCTAGAAAAATCTATTGCAACCCACAAAAGACAGATGCCGGGATATATTAAACAGTATGGAGCTAGCTCACAAGAAGTTGCTAAAAAAACAGCGAAGTTAAAAGCTAATGAAAATGCTTTAAGTCAGTTAACCCATGCTCAACTGCTAGAAGCTCAAGCTACTCGTAAGGGTGCGCAGGCGGACATCTTCGCTCAAGCTTCGGCAGGTAATTTTAGAGTAACTTTACAACTGCTAAGAGCAGAAATAGCGGCCGTGAGAGTTCAGACAGCTCTTGATACAGCTGGAAAAAGTCTTTTAGCTGCCGCCTATCAGCGTGTTAGCATGTGGGCAGGAATAGCTGCTATGAGTGTAAAAGCTTTTGGCTTAGCACTTGTTTCTTCCATTCCTATTATAGGACAAGTAATACTTGGAGCTATGCTACTGTGGGAAGGTGTAAAGTGGCTATTTGGGTCAGACGCAGAAAAAACAGTTAGTCCTTTGGCAGATGTTTTAAAGCAAGGAGAAGAACGCTTTGCAGAATTTCCAAATATCGTTA